TCGCCGAAATACCAGGGTGCTTCTTGATAGAAATTTGCAGAGCGGGAATGTATCCCTGTGGATGAGGCTTTGCGCCATACTCCAACACGTTCACGTACCAGCCTTCAATATCACCCCACCACCCCACACGCCCGGTGATATTCATCCCCTTCCCGCTCACAGCCGTCCGAAACTCAGATTTCACAGTTCCGTACTTGTAAGGGATATTCGGCTCAACAGCCGCCTTGATCGCGCTCGTCGCCCTGTGCATTGCCGGGTAAAAATGCTTATTCGCAATTTCAGGAAAGTACTGCAAAGCCATGATCTGCCATTGCACATCCGCCGCCGCAAAATCGATCTTATAACTCACTCAACCTCTGCACTTTTGAACATCTGAACATCTGCACTTTATGCCCTACCCAACATTCGCAATCTTGTACGCATCCAAGAACTCATCCAGCTCATGCGGCATAATGTAGGTATAAACACTCTGTCCCGTCTGGTCATCACCAACCCGCCCAGAGTATCCGCTTGAAGCATCTTTCAGCATTCTTGTGGCAATCTTCCGCGCCAAACCGTTCACATCATCAGGAACAACCTGCTGTTGCATCGTCGCATTGATCAAATGAGTCGCAGCCGTCGAACCGTTCACGCCGCGCTCAATTGTAAAATTCCGGTAAACATCCACATTCGAACCACTCGCGTGTGTTGTCTTCGTGGTCTTATTCCAACCACGCTGCAACGCCACAGTATTGGCGTTTATATCCAACACCCGCGCCTGCTCCACACCCATGCGGATGATCTCTCCCACATGCAACAGACTCCCATCCGCAACAGTGATGATCTCATCCTTCGCATCCAACGCCGCGCCCAAAGTCGTCACAGCGCTCACCGGCGCAGCCGTAGCCCGCACAAATACCCACTCAGTACCCAGCAGAGCCACCATTCCCGGCGAAACCTGCGACCCGTCACTCACCCGCATCGCCGTCTCCGTAGTGGATTCGATCGCCGCGCCCAACGTAGCCGAAAGCGCCCGTGTCGCGTCATACTTGCACACATAACCAGAGATCACGATCCCATCAGCGTCCATATCCCACGCCGAAAGATTGGTCGCGTCCGGGTCAGCCTCGATCATCGTATAAGGCCCGTTATCCCAATGCTTCCCGTCAGGCATCAGAATATAGTCACCGCTTGAAAGCGAAGTCCCGCTGTTCACAATGCTCGTAATGCGCGTCAAAGGAAAAGATAGGAAAATGCGTGCAGACAATCGTGGAGCGCTCATTGTCCTCGTCTCGATCACAGGCAAAAACCGCCCGGCCCGCATCGCAAGGAACTGCGAAGCCGCCATGACCTTTTCAAAGACACGCGCCTCAATCCACGCCCCGCGAGAATCCGCGTCCTCATAAATTTCATCAACTGTGCAAAACGACTGTATGATCATATTTTTCCTAAAGTATGGGGATGGTGTTTCACACCCCCATACAGGGGAATAGCGCCAGGGAAGGGCTGGCGTTTATTCTTACTTTTTCGCCTTTTTCACCGAAGTTTCCAAAGGCTTCTTCAGATCAGCGGTCTCGATCTCTCCCGCATCACTTTTTTCAACAAGCAAAACTTGAGAGGCAGGCACAATCTCAGCCTTGCCAATGGCGATCAAATACTTCGCCTCTTGCTCCGGCAGGTCAACAACATCGCCCACGAAAACAGGAGATCCACCAGCCACAGTATTTCGAATGATTTTTACTTTCATAGATAATTGCTCCTGTTGGCCTTGGTGGTTGAGTAGGGCGTCAGCCCGTACCGAAAACACCAAGGCCAAGGAATTTCGTACTGTCAACACTAAGCAGTCAAAGCGTCCAACATAGCCGCAAAGGATTCGGCATGGCGCACAGCCACATCAACATCCTGCATTGCAACAATGCGGGTTGCGCCGGTTGCGCTGTTGGTATACGGGTCGATGAGAATATCGATACCGCTCCACAAGCCGATCAACAGCTCGTTCCAGTTGCCATAGAAGATCGCAGAAGCAACGCCAGAGCTGGAGCCTTTTGTCAAAGCCGCAGAAACCTGATTGGTCACGAAAGTGCTGTAACCATTCAAAGGCTGTTCCTTGCTGTCACCCCAGATCGGGATCTCGCCATAGGTAGCGTTTCTGTAGGTGTTCTTGAGCTTGTAACGCACCTTCGGATTAGTGATATAAGCCAAAGCGCCGAGGTCAGCGTTATCAATGGCAACTTCGCGTTCAAGCTGGGTAATGTGCGCCCAGGTCGGAGCCAAACCGTTTGTACCGCCAACCACAGAGCCAATGCCAGAGGTAGCAGCCACGCCGGTCGGCTGGTTGCTTGAACCGGAGCCGTGCAAGCCAGCGCGGTCAATTTCGCGGGCCAAAACAGCAACAAGATCGCCGCGTACAAAGTTCTCAACATCAACAGAACTTTGGCGCAAAAGTTTGCGGCTGTACTCAGTCAAAGCGCCGAGGGTCTTCGGCTGCATGAGCACCTGCCCAATGGTCTGCTGTGCTTCAGTGATCGATCCATTTTCAGCAACCCAGTAAGCGGTTCCACCAGCGGTCTGTTTGGGGAAAGCCACATCACCGACAAGACCCGAGATGGTGCGAGCGCCAGCGGTGCCAAGGATCATGCGGTTTGCAAGCATTTCGATCATGCTTTGCATTTCAGTAGCCTTGAAGTACCCGCCAGCCGAATCGGTACCTACAACGAGATCGCGCTTTTCGTTCATCACGTCAGAAGGGACAAAGAATCCCTGCGGAGTTTTGCCAATGCGTTTGGCTTCGGCTTCACTCACTTCGCGTTCGAACGGAGCCAGTGTTTCCCATGCGTTCTGCTTGCCGCTGCGGGCTTCCACCATCGCGTTGATCGCGCGAACAACAGAGTATTCATTCAGCTCGTTCTTGCTCAAGCCGAGGCCGTTGTCGCTGACCTTGGTCAGTTTCTTGTTCTTGATTGCGTCAAAACCCTGCGAGCGGGTAATGACCTCATCCAGGTCATTGATCTCACCAACCTTGGCGTCATAGGCGCTGCGACCCTCTGCGGTATTCACACTCGCCAAAAGTTTCTCTGCGTCGGTCACAAGACCATCACGCTTACTCAAAAGTTCACGAAAATTCTCCATGATTGCTCTCCTTTTTTTCTTGTTTTTATTTTTTTATTGTTTTGGATATTTCAACTTCAACAGCATCAAACTACGGCCAAGCATGTTCACCTGCTCCTGCGGGTCAACACCCTCAACCACCGCCTCGGTCTCCTGACCTATAGCTGGTTCGGTTTCCTGCTGCATTTCACTAGCCTTGGATCTTGCATTTGCACTTGCCTGCGGATATGCCCCAAACGTACACGGGCCAACATCGTACAACTCATCAACCTCAGTGATCACGCGCAGCGCCAGCCCATTCTTTTCAGGCGGGTTGATCCATTCTTCAGCCCGCACGGTAAACGCAAAAGAAGCCTGCGGAACATCGCCGCGCTTCACTTTCTCATACACACTCACTGCCTCAGAATCATTCGGGTTGATCTCAGCCCGATAACTCAAAGCGTTGTCAGTTTCTTCAAGGGTCAGTGTTCCATTTGTGGTACGCGCAAGAACCGCGCTCCAGTCATGGTTATATGCAGCGATCACGTCAGGCTTCTCACTCAAAACTCGCTTGAATGCGCCAGGCTTCACCATTTCACGAAACCACCCGCCGATCACAGTTTCCTGATTGAATACAGCAGCATTTCCTTCAACGTACATCTTGCCTTCTTCGCTCGCCGCGCGAACTTCAAGGCTCAAAAAACGCCGTTCAATTTTTTCGTTATCACTCATCGCTGCTCTCCTCAAATAACTTCACAATATCTTCAACCACATAAACGCCCATCTCATCAGTCAAAGCCAGTTCCCCGCGTGACGCACAATATCCGTCAAATGATGTCAATTTCTCGTCATCCACAAAACCGCTTTCCACCAACGGGTTCACAACAGTACGAATAAAAGCGGGATAATCCTGCTTATAGAATTGCTCAGCCCAAGCCGCAAAACGCGCATTATTTCCAAACTTCTTACGCGCACTTGTAAACTCATTCAGTTCCCGCTTCCCAATCCGCTCCGCCGCATCACGCAGCAGCGGCATCACTCCCTCCAAATATCCGCGCAGCAGTATTTGGGGGGATGTCTCCGCAGGAGACAGGGGGGTCTGGGGGGTCGATCTTGCCGGAGTATTCGGCGCACCCGCAGGTGCAGCCGCCGGAACAGGCAACGGCATCCCGTCGTCACCCAGCACAGACATATTCAGCGGAACCGTATATACATCACCCTTCGCGCCAATCGTGTTCATGTTTTCCATCGCCAATATTTTGTTTGTAGTCAGCCAGCCGTTTTGCTTCCCGATCGCATACGCGTTGTATCTAGAAACAAGATCACCGCGCAAAAGCCCATCGATCAGGTTCTCTACAAAATAACCAGCGTCACGTTCTCTCTGCAAAAGCACCGAGCGAAAGATCTGCTGTTCGTCAGCTACCAAATACGGGCGTAAGTGATGAACCACATAATCAAGGGATAATTGCTCATTCGTTGAATAACTGCTTTTTGACAACTCAAAAATAAAATTGGGCGGCACATCTGTCATGCGCGCAATTTCAAATGTCTGGAAAGTCCGCGTCTCAAGGAACTGGCTGTCTTCTGGCGAAAGTCCAACCTGCGAAATATCCATACCCTCTTCAAGAATTGCAACACGGTGCGAGTTATCCAACCCACGGTGAGACTCTTCCCAACCGTCCTTCAATCGCTTGTAAACTTCGCCGTCTTTGAATTTACCCGGGTGCTTCAGCACAACGCCCGGATTCGCGCCATTTCCAAAATATGCTCCGCCATAATCCTCAGTTGCTTTTGCCAAACCAACCGCACTGCGCATGGCAGTGATTGGAGCAATCCCCATCACGCCGTCAGTGGTCAACCCGCGCAAATGCAATATCTGTTCAGGTCGAAAAACCCGTTTCTCACCGCTCGGCAATGTGTACAAATAACGCAGCTCATTGCTCTCATTTCGCGCAAGTTCCATGCGGTCAGGGCGCAGCGGCCAAAATCCAATAACTTCACCATTCCCCTGGTCAAACTCAATTTCTGCATACGAATTGCCACGAACCATACGGTGAGCATCCATCATGCTCCACATATCGAACGCGGTCATTTCGTGGTTTGGCATATCGTGTAAAAGACTGTATAAATTTTTCTCTATTGCTCTGCGCTTCCCGCCTGTCACACGTTGGTAAAGGATCTTTGGCAGGCTTGCCAAAGAAAACGCGCGAAAACGAATGGCAGCAAAAAAGGCAGTAACCTGCATGGCAATTTCAGGCGTCACATTGATCCCTGTTGGCGTCAATGTAGAAAGCGAATTTGTCCGCCATAAGCTCTGCGGCACGATCTGCACATCACGTTTTTGAAATAATTTAGACATTGATCAACCGCCAAAAATACCGAATATCTCTACCAGTGGCCCGCTCATCGCGCGGATTCGCTCCGGGTGCGGACAATGGTCAAATGCCAAACGCCACGCCTTCAAATGGTTCTCCACTGGGTAATCAAAAACGGGATGATAAAAGTCAGGCCGTGGGTGACAGTATTTCTCTTCACCCTGATAGCAATCCATCCCGCATAAGATTACAGTGTCAAATCCCTTCCACAAAGCGAACCAGGTTGCCATCGTGGAACTAAAACCGCCATCCCACCACTCCCCCTTCGGCAGCACAACCCCGCTATTCTCAAATGGGCTGACGACCACACCCTCAAAAACATCCAAAGCCGCTTTCAATGCAGGCGCTTTTTCAAAATCGTTATCCAAATGCACAAGATAATCAGGCTTACAAAAATTCAGTGCGTGGTCATTTACCGAGATCAACACACAATCCTTCGGTAATCGAAACAGATCCGCAGGCAGAGAAGGACCACCGCCAAGAACAGCCGCAGCCGTCATCAATCCACCACCGCATCGATCCATGCTGTAATTACCAAAGCACCGCCGCACACCGTACAAGCCACAGAAAAACCAAACCAATAAAAAAGACCTACCGCCAGCATGACGAATCCCGCAATGAATAAATATTCTGTCACGCCGAGAACAATGTTCAAAGAACGTGAACGCATGGGGGTTTCAAGAGACTCGCCTGGCTTTTCGTAGGCCATATTTTTTCCTTATAAGCAAAACAAAAACCGCCCGTCAATCTCAAAATGAGATTGACGGGCGGTACTCCGTACTAACCAAATATTCTTATTTTAGGATGGAGGCTGGCTTGAGGGGGGCAAGCCAACCTGCAACCATGCTCAAATTATAGCACGCGTTTTTCTCAACGCAAGAACCAATTTCTTTCAATGCTTTTTTGCTTATGCTTTTCGTTATACACCATCTCACGAACCTTGCGCATGTTCAAGCCCGATAAAGAGAGCGAGCCTGCCGAGATGATCGTTGCAGCATCTAAAGCAACATCTACAGAACCCACCAACGCGATCGCGCCTATGCCCGCAGCGCTCATCGTATGTCATTTCAGAGAGTAACATCATTTCACCTTTTCCTTTGTTTCGCAAGGAAACGCCCAACGGTTTGCGTTACCTGCGCTGGGGCTGGGACGGCGAAGCCGTCCAACCAGAAAAAGCCCACAGCGTAGATAAAGCCTAATTATTTTCGCCAGAATCCCCAGCGTCATGTACACGCGGT